CTCCAGGGCGTCGATAAAACCCTGTCGATTCTATTCCGCTCGAGCGCCGCGAACGGCATCCCCGCCCCCAGCCCCTTCTGCACCTCGTAGATCGAGCGGTAATAGCCCTCGCCGTATATCTCGCCCAGGACCTTGGCCGTTCCGGCTTCCCTGCCCGCCGTCAGCGCTTCCACCCGCTGGCGTATTTGTATCTGCAAAGCTTCCAGCCTGCTTATCCGGCTCCGGGCGGATATGTTTTTAAGCTGCCTGATCCAGCTTTGATCGAGTCCCTTCTCCTGTCCGTATCGGATGTAGTCCACCACTGTCAGCCTGAATTCCTTGAGCCCTTTATTGGACAGCGGCTTCCTCGCCTCGGCAGGGCTTAAGGCGCTGCTCCCCGCGTAACGCCCGTAAAAGGCCTCGATCTCTTTGCTGATGTCGGCGGCGGCCCTTTTGTACTCCCTTTTAAGCGTCCCGGCATACCCCTCGCCCTTTCTCAGGAGGCTCTCGTTAAGCCTTGTAAACCGCTCCGCCCAATATTCGTTATTCCGCACCGTCGCCATCGCCGTCACCGCCGCCCGTCTTCCCGTCAAACGTATCGGCCTCTTCCTGCTTTTGTTTTTTAAGCTCCCTGATCGCCTGGTTTACGTCGTCGACGTACGGATGCTTGGCCAAAAGTAACGTGTCCGGAACAAGCCCCTGCGACTGCGTGATGATCTGCACCGCCTCGAGGTCGTTTGTGATCATGCTCTTGTTCACGTCGAAACGGATAAGCCGGAAATCAAAATCCGTATTGTTTTTCCGGTTTATGTCCTCGGTCAGAAACCAGAAAATTTCCTTCATGGCCTTTTTAAGCTTGACGATCATTTTGTCCGCCTTCATGTCAAGCTGCGTGTATTTGAACTTGAGCGCAACGCCCGACGTCGACGAGCCGAAGGTTTCGTCGTCCGTGTCGATCGCCATGCCGAGTTGGTAAATGTCGCGCCGCAGCATTTTAAGCCATTCGAGCCGGTCGGCGACGTCGAGCGTCACCTGCTGCGCCTGAATTTTCCCGTTCGGGTCGGAAACGCTCACGGCCTTATTGATTTTAAGCTTCGACTGGATCGCCTTCGCCGTCTCCCCGCCGTAGCCCTGGATCATGAAATAAAGCTCGACAAGGTCGATCTGGTTGTTCGTGCAGGCGCTCGAAAGAAGGTTGTAGGCGTCGATTAAGCCCTTGTTCCGCGAAAGGTCGCTCATTTGTCTGCTGTTGTTGCAAAGCGGGATGAACGGAACCTTTCCCCAGCCGTGCTCCTCGCGCCTGACCTCGCGGTCGTCTATGCTCGTGACGCCAAACCAGTGCGGCAGGCGGCTCTCAAAAATGTAATCCCCGTTTTCATCCTCCGAGTAGTGGGAAACGTCGGTTGGCGTCCACCATTCGATATGCTTTCGGATCACGTCGCCGCCCGGCCGCACGACCGCCATCTCATAGTATCGGATCATCTCAACCAGTTCTTTTTGATACTGCGTGTCGTAAAGCGGGATGCATCCCTCGGCCGGCACGATCACATACCGGAACCTGCCGTTGAAGTCGTAGTATACATGCAGCCATTCGACGCCCTTGTTGGAGGCGCCCGTTTCGAGATCGGAGAGGGTGTCGGTAAATTCCTCGTCGCTCGTCACCGCCGTGACAAGATCCTCGAACGCTTTGAGCCTCCCGTCCTCCTCCGCGCCCTCCACCGTGACGGACGGCGGGCGTCCGCTTACGTACGCCACCTTCTGGTCGACATGCTGCTGATGGAAGTTGTGGACATTGTGATGGTTCGAGTTGTTTTCGTTTTCGAACTCCCGCCCGACGGGGTTGCCGTTTGCGTCGTCCTCGTAAATCGTCGATCTGCGAAAATCATGCCTTAATATGTCGTGATCCCCGTCATAATACCGTTCTCCTGTCAGCATAAACGCTTTTTTCGGATTCATCGTGTCGTCCTCAATGATCCGCCTTAAAATGTCCCCCGTGCCGAGCTTCCCCTCCGAGGATAGCTTTTCCTTTAACAGATTCAATTCCGTGATATACAAATCCTCACCGCCTACCGTACTTTTGTATTTGTTATTTCGTCCTGCAGCGCGTATCGCACCGCGTCGATGCTGTGGTTTTGCTTGTCTGGATATTCCGCCCTGAAATTGCCGTTTGCGTCGCATTGGAGCTCGTAGCCGTAAAACTCGCGCCATGTGTTCGGGCATCTTTCGGCGTCGATGACGATCTCTTCGAGCTCGGAAAGCCATTTTACGCCGTAGTTTACGCTGTCCGGCCCCTTTCTCGCCCCGACGACCCGGAGTCCGTACCCGTACATTTCCGCGATGCTCTTCGGCTCCGCGCTGTCGGCGACAATCTCCCGGTTTAAGACGTTCTCCCTTTGGATCTCCTGCGCCGCGCGCCGGTTGGAAAGCCGCGCCTGATGGATCTCATGAAAAATGTACAGCCTCCGCCTGGTTTTGTCGTAATGGCAAACCGCGTAATGGAACGGATCGGTTGCGTATCCCCAGTCAATGCCGCGCCGCACCCGGTCGAAGGCGCTGATTTCCGTGTCCGTAATGCGCCGGTTTGTAAGGTTTAGGAATACCTCCGCTCCCGTGCCCCGTGACCTTGCCCAGATATTCGTGCTCGTATGCTTCCGGCTTCGTCGCCTTAAGGTGCTCCGCGTCCGAAATGAACTGCTCTCCGAGCCATGCGCGCGGCGCTGTCAGATACGTGCTGTGATGGCAAATCGTGTCCGGCCGGTCCCACTGCGCCGGATCGTTTACCCAACTGCGCTGCGATTTCGGCGGGTTATACGAATAAAAGACGGTGAAACCCTCACCGCCTCTTATGATGGATTGCTGAATGCTTCGGATTTTTTCGGAGCCCTCGAACTCGTCGAGCTCTTCAAACCAGAGGTATTTGATGTACCCGCTTGAAACCTTGATGGATTTTGCTTTTTTGACCTTGTCCGCCCCGTGGAATAAAACGACCTGCCCGGTCGGGATGTAGGTAAGCCGCAAAGGGCTCACCGTCTGCCGCCAGAACCTGGAGACGCCGAGCATGTAAATTGCCCAGACAAGCTGCTCGTAAACGCTGTCGCGCAGGCTCTCCTTGTACCGCCGGAACACCGCGGCGTTTGTGAGCTTCCCCTTCTGCGCGTCCCGCATCATCCCGAGAATGATCTCAATGCTTACAAAGGAAGACTTTGTCGAGCCGCGCCCGCCCGAAAGCCGGTAATAGGCGTGCCCCCCCTCGACCACGTCCCGGTGCGCCCCGTAAAACGACGGGGCGATCACGTCTGTAAGCCTAACCCGTGTCTTCTGGAATGTCGTCAACAATCACCACTCCCGTTTCTCCCGAGAGGCTCGTGTTTTCCGTGAACATGCCGAAATGCCTGCCTAAAAGCTCCAGCGCCTTGAGCTTGTCTATGAATTTAATCTCACGCTCGACGTTTTCACCGTCCTTCGTCGGGACTTTTTTGACCTTCATCGAGGAAATGGCAGCCGTGTCGTTTTCCGACATGCTTGACGGAATACCCCCGGTGCCGAAATCGATCACATCGGCCGCGTTTACAAACGCGACCTTTGCAAGCTCCTCGATCACGCGCTCCTGGCTCACCCCCGTGCGCCGGGAAAGCTCCGCCATCGCCTCGGCGATTTTATCGCTGATGCTTTTTGTCGCCAGAAGTCTGGAACCCTGTTCGCCCGCCGTTTTCGGACTGTACCCCGCTCTGACCGCTGCCTGCGTCGCGTTTAAGTCGATCAGGTACTCCTCGATAAACCGCTTCTGTCTGGCCGTCAGACCCGCCATACTAAGCTGCCCCCCAAAAAATAGACATAAAACTTCATGCGGCGGTTGCCGCCCCTGACGGCGGGCGCCTCGCACTTAAATTTGCTTTTTGCATAGCAAAAAAGCCCTTGCCAAAAAGGCCGGGCTTTTCATGTAGTGAATTGTTCAAATCTCAGTTGAAACCTAACATGATGTTATCATCTAATAGATTGTTATCCAGATATTTGATGCAGTCTTTTTTCGTCTTTCTGATAGCATGCTTGATGGGCGGCTTGTTGTAAATCTTGACATAAGCCAGCCTGCCGGAAAAAATAGGCATCCATTCGATGCAAATGCATAAAACTCTGAAAAACAGGATAACGATCGCGGATACAATCCTGAAAACCGACATCTTGCGCTTTTTCCGCTCTTCACGGGTTCTCCTGATGCATACCGACAGCACGTCGGTAAAAATCATAAACGTCAGCACGATTGTCTGGATAGGTAAAAAAACAATGAACTTGAACAAGAGTCTCAAATCCGGTTTTTTATCCATAAATTTTAGCGCGGCTCCTATCCCGATCGCTAAATAGAATAAGCAGAACATGATGACTATAGCATATCGTATACTCATAGAATCGTCCTTTCTATTTGTCCGTTTGTACAGTTTCGGAAGTATTTTTGTATTCGTTGATTTTTTCTTCCGCTTTTGTTTTCATAGTGAATACATCTATCGCCGAAATCAAAAAGCTGATTGCCGAAAACCACCATAATACAAGGGCCGGAAAATGAAAGCCACATGCGACGACAAAGTCGCTTTGTACCATTATATGTGGAGCTTTGCCGATTGTAACAATACCGAGGACCCCTAAAAGGCCCAATGTGCATGTGATAAGGACGATAATCAGCAGACAGATCTCGATTCTTTTTAATACCCTTCTTCTGATATCGACAGGTGAAAACCTTAAATAATCGTAAAGCATCGGAAACGCAAAAATGGCAACCGATGAAAAATATCCGTTGCTGATGCTGCCGAATTCCTTGCCCAGTAAAATAAGCGCCACGCCGTTTACGATAACTCTTGCCCATGGCTTATTCAGCTGCGTCGGAAAATCATTTGCGTAGAAATCGTTCTGCTGCAGATCTTTCTCATATTTCTTGGACGTTTTGGTTCCCATATCATATCACCTGTCCTCGGTGATATAAGTTTACCATTTTTTTCTAGTTACGTCAAATATATCGGTAAATTGTTATAATCATATTATAAAAAAGCGGAAATATTCCTCAACGTACTTGCGAAAATATAATTATATCTATATTATCGCGTCTTTTTCATTATTTCAATATTTCTTTGAAATTTTTCCACGATACCATTATAGCACAGCCCGTTCGGAAATTTCGGTCATTTTCAAAAATTCATTGTGTTTTTTCCGCGGAACGCTTTCCTCCCGGTACCCGAGCGAAAAAGCGATCTGGCGAAAGCTCAGGCCGTTAATGTACTTAAGAGACAGGATCATGCGTATCTCACTGTCCTTGACCGTCTGTATATAATGTTCGAGGTGGCTTCGTTCGCAAAAACACTCCTGGACGCTGCAATCAATCAGGGCCTTTAAGTCGTGTATTTCGGAAGCATATCTGCTCACCCTGTCGCTCGCGCCCCGTGCGCGCGGCATTCCGTCCAGTATGGGAACGCACGAGTCGGCGGCGGCTTCGAGCCGTTCAAGCTTCCGAAAATACGCCTCGATCTCTCGATTTAAATTGTATAGCCGCGATAATTCCTCTTTTGTCATTCGGTGCCGCCCCCCTCCGCGCATCCCGCTTTTATTCTGTCGTCTGTGACCCTTGCCTTTAGAAACAAGGCTTAATATTCGTTCGGTCTTAAAACTCTTAAACCGATAAGGTCTGCCAAAAGCTCCGGCGGTATCCTCCGTATCTTCTCCAAAAAGCACTCCTCGCAGATATCGCAGGTGTCGTGGTCCCATTGATATCTGTTTTCCCCTTTGTAGATTTCCCCGCCGCATGCGGCGCAGCTCATCACAGGCCTCTCATCCTGCGGATCTCTGAAATACGGTTCCGGTGCAAGCTCCATTTTGCCGCTTCCCTTCAAATATATTTTCCCGTTTCCCTCCGGTTGAAACTGCTCCTCCGCAGCCATGTCTTATGACATTTCTTTGTTTTTTGCAAAGTATTGGATTGATATTTTGAATATGCTTTGTTTTTTCCAAACCAACAATAACATATCATTCTTGCGGCGTCAAGATAAAAGTTCGTAAAATGCAAATTTTTTTAGGATTTTAATTAAAAGCGTTGTATTTTCCGAAACTTTTGACTATACTAATTACAGGAGGAGAGGTTCCGATGAAAATTGATACGTTTGCCGACCGCCTGAAAAAAGCGCTCCGCGACAAAGGTATGTCGGCCGCCGAGCTGTCCCGGCTGACCGATACGCCCGAAAGCGTCATCAGCCAGTATAAAAAAGGGCTGTACGAGCCAAAGCAATCCCGCCTCGAGCGCTTCTCCAACGTGTTGGGAGTGTCCGTTCCCTGGCTTATGGGATATGATGCGCCGCATTTTGACGAGCGCGACGGCTCGTCCGCAGATAACGTCTTATCCGATCTCTTAAATGCTTCAGGCTGCTCCTTCGCGGGCGAGGACGGCGTTGATTCGCGGTTAATGGTGACGCCCGACGGATTCGTCTGGATATCGGACAGGGAACTGAATGATTTAAGAGAAAACGCCGTGTCCTTCCTGAGGTTTCAGATCCATGAGCTCGCCCGGCGAAAAGGGGGCTATCTGCCCCTGGATTACGAGTTCGACGGCGATCTTGCCGACAGAAGCTTAAAAGGGCTGCCGATCGACGATTATAAGATTTAAAGCAAAGATCCCCGCACCTTTGCGGCGCCGGGATATGATGTCTTTTTCTGTTTAAATGTTCGTCCCCCGCCCGAGGCCGGGCTAAAGCCCCTCTTTGTTATCGCGGGGTGATTTAATGCCGGAAATTGCTTTATTAATTTTTTTGGAACCTGTTTAATAAGCGAAGATAATGATTTGCTTCGCGCAGCACATGGTCGCTCAAAAGCGGCATAATAATGGACTTTATTTTGCAGTCAAGAATTCCCTGGGTCCCCGATATGTTAAAGTCCCGCATTTGATTTGCGGCGATTAAACTGTCGGATGTAATTTTTCTCAAAGACGACATTTTGTCCGCCGCCTGTTTTAACTGATCCGTTAGTTCGTCGAATTCGTTTGCAAAGTCATTTGCTTTGATCATCAATTCGATTTCAGTGGGATCGAGCATGCCGCGGATAAATTTCGCGTGCTCCGCCAGAATGTCGTTCCAGAAATATTCCTGATCCAGTTCTCCTTTTCTCGTATAGATGTCTTCCTTTTCCTCCAATTTCTGAACCGCCGATAAATAAAACTTCGCTTCCTCCAGCAGATGCCCGATCATTAACGGATAATTCGTGGTAAACAGACTGCAGAAGCGCACATTTGATAAAATACCGGATTTAAATTGTATAATTGAGCGAATCAGCTCGGAGGCTTGGTTGTTGAGATCCCGAATCTGCCGTATAAGCGCCCGGTCGCTTTTCCCGCCGTCCCCGGTCATCGAAGCTTCCTTCCCGGTAAGCTCGGTTGCGATCGGAATGCCCGTGTAATATGATGTAACCGTTTCGGCCTTTAAGGTAAACGGCGTGGTCACCTCGCCGGACTTAAGCACCTCTTCGCAGACGACGCCGTCTGCCAGCGCTATGGTATCCGCCAGTAAAGCGTCAAAAGATCTGCGGTGGTAATCCGCCTGATTGATCAGATTGAAATCTCTGCGGGAAAACCCCGTCTCGAGAAAAAGCGAATGTTCTTTCATAATTCGCGCAAAAAATAAATGCAGTGCCAGAGAGCGTTTTATGTATTCGCTGTCCGTTATCACGAAATCACCTCATATCAAAATTTCATTTCGTTTTATCATATGTAAAATAAAAGAATTTGATATTTGAAAACAAAATAAAAAGTCGTCTCCGGGATGACTTTTAACGCTTGGGTATTCGGCCGGTCAAGCTTTGCCATTGTTAATACTGTCTTCTCCTGCGAAACAATTCGGATAAAAGCAAACTACATTTGACAATCAAACGCCGCAGTATATAACATGTATCATAGCAACTCTATATGAAATAAAATCCGGGAATTGGGAGAATATATGCTGAATGAATTTTCAAGAACACAGCTGCTTCTGGGCGGTGAGGCAATGGCCCTGTTGGGGCGCTGTACAGTCGCGGTTTTCGGAATCGGAGGGGTGGGTTCCTACACAGCCGAATCCCTCGCACGATGCGGCATCGGCGGTCTGGCACTTTTCGACGACGATAAAGTCTGCCTTACAAATATCAACAGGCAGCTGATCGCGACCCATAAAACGGTCGGCCGGAAAAAGGTCGAGGTTATGAGGGACCGGATTCTGGAAATCAATCCGAAATGCAGCGTCAAGGCAAACGAGTGCTTTTACACCGCCCAGAACGCCGATGAATTCGATCTTTCGGAATACAGTTATATCGTGGACGCCATCGACACGGTCTCCTCCAAGCTCACTCTGATTGAAAAAGCAAAGGCGGCGGGCACCCCGGTCATCAGCTGCATGGGCGCCGGAAACAAGCTCGACCCCACGAAATTCGAAGTGGCGGATATCTATAAGACGTCGGTGTGCCCGCTTGCAAAGGTTATGCGAAGGGAGCTTAAGGCAAGGGGCATTGCGTCTTTAAAGGTTGTATACTCCAGAGAAGAGGTCATAACGCCGAAGGAAGACGAGGAAACAAGCTGTAAATACCATTGCATCTGCCCGCCGGATACCAAAAGGAAGTGCACGGTAAGGCGTCAGGTTCCCGGCAGCGTCTCCTTTGTTCCCTCCGTTGCCGGCCTGATTCTGGCTTCCGAGGTGGTAAGGGATTTAACCGCACCCGCCGGGAAATAGCCTCAAAAGGCCAAAGCCAAAATAAGGAGCGCCCCGCTGCGGCGGGGCGCTCCTTCAGGGTGTCAAAAAAGTATANTCNGGGAATTGTTAAGGGGCCGAAGCCCCTTAACTTGGGATAAGTCCGCAGGCGGACATGCGCCGCCGGAGGACACCCTGGACAAAACCGACGGTTTTGTCCGCACCTAGGGGAGCTCTGAGGGGGAATTGGATTCCAAAAGGCTGTCGAGTTTTTCGACAGCCTGGCAAAAACCGGCCTTCCGGCCGGTTTTTGTTTTGACAGTATGATTCTTTGTCAGGATTTATACTGGGCAAGCTTCAGTTGAAGTGTCAATGCCCTTTCGCTGCGGGAAACGGAAATACTGACCGTCTGACCCACCGTTAAACCGTCGACCACTTTATTGAGATCCGACAGGCTCGAAATTTCGTTTCCGTTGACCGATACGACACGGTCGCCCGCCTTGAAGCCCGCGCTTTCCGCGTTCGAGCCCTGCGTTACCGACTTTATATAAAGCCCGGTGCTTTGTACGCGGTACATCATAGCTGTCTGCGCGTCCAAAATATTGACGAAGGACATGCCGAGGTCGATTCTCCCCTGCACATATCCGTATTTTACCAGATCACTGATCACCGTTTTGACATCATTAATCGGAATGGCAAAGCCAAGCCCCTCGATATCCGAGCCTGAGGTATTTCGCGTTTACAATACCGATCAGCTCACCCTGTCCGTTGAAGAGGCCGCCGCCCGAGTTGCCCGGGTTGATCGCCGCGTTGGTTTGCAGAAGATTCATTGTCTCCGTCCCCGAGGTCGATCTCGCGGTCAAGCGCGCTGATGATTCCGTCGGTCACGGTACCGCCAAGCTGCCCCAGCGGGTTTCCGATCGCGACGGCGAGCTGTCCGACCTGAAGTTTGTCCGAATCGCCGAAAACGGCCGGCTGGAGGCCCGTTGCGCTGATTTTGACAACGGCAATATCGGTTTTTTCATCCGTTCCGACAAGCGTCGCCGTGTAAGTCTCCCCATTTTTCAACCGAACGCCGATTTTACTCGCGCCTTCAACCACATGGTTGTTTGTCACGATGTATCCGTCGCTCGTCACGATTACGCCGCTCCCCGCGCCCTCCGATACATACTGGCCCATGAATCTTCCCGTCGTTACGGTTTCCGTCGTAATTTCAACAACGGAATTCGCGGTCAGAGCGGCAATCTCGGTAATCGGCAGGTCACCCGAATCCTGACCGTCGGCGGAATTCGCGGTCTTAATGACGGCAGCCAGGTCAGCGGACGTTGTTCCCGGCTCCGAAACCTGTGGGTTACTCTCGGCGCCCATCCGTCCGGCGACCAATCCCCCTGTAAATCCGAGCGCAGACGAGAAAACCACACAGAGCGCGATCAGAATCCCCGCCACTTTCAGATTAACCGTTCTTCTTCTGTAATACATGTGTGATTCATCCTCCCGCAGTATCTTATCTATAGAATAACCCGTCGAAGTGAACGTTTTGTGAACGATTTATAAATAAATATAAAATTCCGGAGAGAAATATGTGAGTTTCTTCGTCCGTTGTTTTTCGGACAACCGGATGATACAATAGAACAATATTCCTGAACAAGCCAAGGAAAAGGTAACTGACATGGATCTTATCAAGGAAACGTCCCGCTTAACAGCAATCGTAAAGCCCCTTCTCGCCTGGTATGACAAAAACGCCCGGGTTCTTCCGTGGCGCGAGGACCCCTCCCCTTACCGCGTCTTTGTCTCCGAAATCATGCTCCAGCAGACGCGGGTTGAGGCGGTTAAACCCTATTTTGACCGTTTTATATCGGCGCTGCCTGATTTCGAGGCGCTTTCCGCCTGTCCGGAGGATCGGCTTATGAAGCTCTGGGAGGGCCTCGGGTATTACAGCCGCGCAAGAAATCTGAAAAAGGCCGCCTCAGTTGTCATGGACCGCTTCCAGGGTCGGCTGCCCGCATCGTTTGACGCCCTTCTGTCTCTTCCGGGGTTCGGGGAATATACGGCGGGCGCCGTCGCATCCATCGCCTTTCGCCTGAGC